GATGTTCCTGAAATGACGGACTTTCAAAAAATCCTTCTTTTAAATAAAAGAAAGTTAGATTCAGATGATGTCGAATTCAAAAGTGATAATTACGAAGACTTGAAACTAAATCATGTTCAGATTAAACCTGATGGTCTATTATTTGATTTTGATGATTTAGAACAATTTTTAAAATTTTTTCATTACCCTGCGTTTGAAGAAGGATCTGATGGTGAGTGGGATGCGATTAACTATGATCGTATGTATTATGGTTCTTATGATTTTTATAGTGAGTGTCAAGATCGAGCATATGACGATTGGAGTGAAGGATATACTTTAGGATATCTTTGTCGTGAAGCAAAACTTAGATTAAAAGAATTACTTAAACTAATCTCACCTAACCTTGTCGATAATATTAATGAAAACGGCGGAATTGATGACGAAAGTCAAATAACTTCAGTATTAGACAAATACTTTCAACATATTGGAGATGAAATGGATGAGATTATATGTTCTGCTAAAGCAAATGCAACTGAAGCAGGGGTTAAGGAATCGATTGAAAAAGCATATTGTAATACACTTAGTGATTATGATGTTGAAAAATGGGGTAAGTGGTGTTTTGGATTATACTTTATAAGTTGGGGTAATCTGGTTCAGTTATTTGTTGAAGATGGTGAATTTGATGGAAAAGCCCTTGATTTGTTAATACAAAAGATTGAAAAAAAATTCAACCACAGTCTTCCTGAATATTACGAAATGGAATATTATGTAATGGACAATGAAATGTTTGAATCTGAGTCTTGTGAAAAATTAGTTAACTTAATTGATGAATATATAGAAAGAGCCCAAGAAGAATTTTCTCCTGAATATATGAAAATTATGAATAAACTCTCATCTTTGAATTTATTTTATAGAAAAGAAATTCCAGGTCAAAAAAATTTATTTATAAAAGTAGAGTCAGTTGATCCTGAGACATTAAAGGTAAAATATTTAATCGGTTCAGGTGGTTATTTTGGTGATCGTAAATATGGTTTGGCGTCCGCCGATGAGGTAATTCAAATGGTAACTCAGCCAGGTTTATTCAACCCAACTGAGTTTAGAATTCAACCAGGTCAATTAAGACGATAACGATCTTTTAAAATCTTGTATAATTTTAACCCATCTTCATCATCAATATAAAAGTGGTTTTCATCGTATATGTCGGCGATTATGAATCCATCTTTTTCTTCAATTACGTCAATAGATGTTAATTGGTGAACCTCATCATAAAATGGACTTTCATCAACATCATCAAAATTATATAAAGATTTAACAGGTTTTGGTTCATCATATTTGAATTCGTATTTTTTCAAACCAAGATCTTTAACCATATTTTTTCCAGCTTCGATTGCTCTTTTTACATCATCGATACATACAAATTCGTTTGCTGTATGCATATTATAATAACCACATGACATATTGATACAAGATAGATCAGATAGTTGTTTAATCATCATAATATCGGTATATGGATGAGACTGAACCAACATCTCGTTATTAAACCCTTTTGTGATTGATCGAATTGCGGTATTGAAGAAATCTCCATTCTTATCAAATAAAGTGGTTCCCATGCAAGCCTGTGAAATTAGATGATCACCAGGTGCGTCATATTGGGCGCAATAACCAACATCTTTTAAAAACTCTTTATCTACCAATTTTGATCCATGGCAACCTGTTTCTTCTGATACGAAAAACGCAACTTTAACTTTATCTAATTGAGAAAGAAGTTCCAAACAAATATAAATTCCACATTTGTCATCACCACCAATTCCTGTTGGGTTATCGTCTTTATCATATGCCTTTAAACATAATACTTGATCTTTTCCAAAATCTTTTCCAAATGTAAATGGACGAATAAGATATTCTTCTTTAACAATTATTTCATCAACCAGTTCGTGAACCGTGTCGGTGTGAGAAATAAACATTGGGTAAAATTCACCTTCATCCAATGTTCCTTTAGTTGCATATATGTTAAGGTTTCCGTCACAGATTAAAGTAACCCCATCCATATCACCAATGGTAGAAATTAAATACTCCACCATTTTAATTTCCTTATAAGTCTTGGTTGGGACAGATAAGAGTTCTTTAAATTTATTTAGATTCATTTTTAATTGTTTTTACAAATATAGATTTATTTTTTAACAATACAAAGTATTTATTATGTAAAATATAAAGACATGAATAGAAGTTATAGTAAAATTAGACACATACAAGAAGCAAACTTGATGTTAGAAAGTAGAAGAATGGGAGAAAAATCAAAACATTTGTTGATGGAAGATGATGGTATTACACAATCAAATACCCCAACCATATATATTTATTTACCATATACGTTAGATCCAAAAAACCAATCTAAAAAATACAATCCAATTGGAAGAGCAAAATTTACAATAATTGGGCAAAAAACACCTGGTGGAGGTTTTAATACTGATGAATATAAAAAAATAACCGCTATGGCGTTTGATGATGTTGCTGCGGTTGGCATTACAACTAAAGCTACGGACACAAGTAATGGAAATATTTCAGGTTCATTTGGATTAACTCAAGAAATGTATGACAAATTAAAAGTAGAACTTGGTAAACCTATGCAAGCCGGTTCTAAAAAAATGTTTATCAATTTTAGCGGTGATAGTAAATATGCGTCTTTTCAAATTGCCGACTATAACGCAACACCAACTCAAAATCCAAAATAGTTAAATTAAAAACCCCACCTGAAAAGATGGGGTTTTGTTTTATGAAGATTTGAGAATATTAAACTTTGTCATTTTTTTAACGGTGGTCATTTGTTCCGAATTCCAATACCACAAAACATTATCACCATCATTTCCAATATTAACAATTAAACCGTAATCAAATCCTTCTTCCAATATTTTTACCACAAAAAGTCCATCGCCATCACGAACTACGTCAACAGGTAAAACACTTAAAAATTCTCCATCAACAAAGTAAGAAGATGTGTTTTCATTTAAATCAATAACATATGTTGTTTTTGTAACCTCAAGATCACTAACCACATCAGGATTCATAATTACAGAATCCAAGGTTGTGTTTCTATAAGAAACAAATTCTTGTCTTTCAAAAATTTCAATTACTATTTTTTGACTAAAACTCAAAAAACTTAAAAAAAGAACCAAAGATAAAAGAAGTGTTTTCATTACGTGTATGTTTATTTATTTCTACAAAAATACACGACAAAATTTAATTTATCAAATTTATTCTTTCTTTTTTCTTGTTCTTTTAACTTTTTCTTCTTTATTAGAAATTATAACCTCATCATTTTCCACCTTCAAAACATATTCTTTGTTTTCTTCAATTTCCATCATTAAGATTTTTTCCGAAATTAAATCTTCAATTTTATTTTGAATTGCTCTTTTGATAGGTCTTGCACCAAAAGTTTCGTCAAAACCAACTTTGGATAAATAATTAACCAAATCTTGTTCATAAGAAAAATAGTATTTTTTCTCTGAAACTCTTTGTAATAATTTGTCAATTTCTAACTTGGTAATAACGTCAATGTGTGGTTTTTCTAAAGAGTTAAAAATTACAACATCATCAATTCTATTTAAAAACTCAGGTGAGAAGAACTTTTTCATTTCTTTTTTCAGCACATCTTGTTTTTCTTCTTCTTTAACGACATCACTTTTTAGAGGTTGGAATCCCATACCAGTTCCAAAGTCTTGTAATTTTTTAACCCCAATGTTGGAAGTCATAATAATTAAACAATTTTTGAAGTTGATTTTACGACCCAATGAATCTGTAATGTGACCATCATCTAACAACTGAAGAAGTGTTGAGAAGATGTCTTTGTGTGCTTTTTCAATCTCATCAAACAATACCACAGAATAAGGTTTGTTTTTAACTTGTTCTGTTAATTGACCACCTTCATCATGACCAACATATCCTGGAGGAGATCCAATCAAACGAGAAATGGTGTGTTTTTCTTGGTATTCACTCATATCTACACGAATCATATTGTCTTCACTACCAAAGATTTCTTTTGCCAATTGTTTTGCCAAATATGTTTTACCAACACCCGTAGATCCCAAGAAAATAAATGAACCGATCGGTTTATTTGGATCTTTGATTCCAATTCTATTTCTTCTAATTGCTTTTGAAATTTTATTTACAGCTTCTTCTTGACCAATAACCTTTGAATTTAAACTTTCATTTAAGTTGATTAATGAATTTCTTTCGTCCAAATTAATGTTAGAAATTGGAATTTTGGTCATGTTGGAAACCACCTCATAAATTAAATCTTCAGGAATACTTCTTTTACTATTCAATAAACTTTCTTCAAACTTCTTTTTTTCTAAATCCAACTTTGATAAAACATTACGTTCTCTATCTCTTAACTCAGCAGCCAACTCATATTTTTGTTGTTTAATGACATTCATTTTTTCTTGTTTGATGGCGTTTGCTTCGTCCTTTAATTTTTCGATTTCTTCAGGTAATTTGATGTCAATTTGCATTCTTGACCCAACCTCATCCAAAATATCAAATGCTTTATCAGGAAACTCACGATCTGTAATATATCGATCAGCTAACTCAACAAATATCCAAAGAGTTTTATCATCATAAGTCACTTTGTGGTGATCTTCATATTTTGATTTACTCATCTTTAAAATTTCAAATGTTTCTTCCTTTGAAGATGGGTCAACAATAACCTTTTGAAATCTTCGATCTAACGCACCATCTTTTTCAAAGTGTTTTCTATATTCATCTAAAGTTGTTGCTCCAACACATTGAATATCTCCTCTTGATAAAGCAGGTTTTAAAATGTTTGACGCATCTAAAGAACCTGAACTATTTCCTGCACCAACCATAGTGTGAATTTCATCAATAAATAAAATGATGTTTGGAGTTGCTTGCAATTCTTCGATAATAACTTTCATTCGTTCTTCAAATTGACCTCTATATTTTGTTCCTGCAACTAATGAATTTAAATCTAAAGATACGATTCTTTTATCCATTAAATTTTTTGGACATTCACCGTTGTGAATCATCATAGCAAGACCCTCCACAATTGCTGTCTTTCCTGCACCTGGCTCACCAATAATAATTGGGTTATTTTTCTTTCTTCGAGATAAAATCTGAGCGATTCTAAAAATTTCTTTTTGTCTTCCAATTACAGGATCTAATTTCCCGTCTTGTGCTAACTTATTTAAGTCTTTACTAAAATTATCTAATACAGGAGTCCCGCTATCAGATTTTTTCTTTGATTTGTCATTTCCTTCGTCCATAAATTCTAACATAACTTTTTTTTAATAAATAATAATATTAATGTAATAAAAAGTCCAATATTGTCTTTATGTCAGTTTGATTTATAAAAAATTTGTGTTTTACTGACAATTTGTCATATAATATTAATTGGTATAATTTTTCATATAAGAAAAACCAAAATAAACCTATAAAATAATAAAAAATGTTTAATTGGAACGAATTTGATAAATTATTTAATGAATTTTTTTCTTCATCATTTGATGATAAAAACTGGACTAAAAATACTTATAGATCACCAGATGGTTTGTATTCTATGTCGTATATGACAAGAAATTTTAATAACCCAAGTCCGTCAGATGAATTATATGTATTAAAAGAAAAATTAAACTTGGCAATTAAAGAAGAAAATTTTGAAGAAGCTGTAAATTTAAGAGATGAGATTAAAAAGTTAGAAAAGAACAAAGAAGAGTTATCAAAGTTAAAATTTAAGTTGGACGAATGTATTCGAAACCAAGACTTTGAAAAGGCGATAGAATATCGAGACAAAATAAAATCTCTTAAATAACAAAATCCACCTTTATGGTGGATTTTTTTGTTTCGTATATTTATAGCTATGGAGTCATGGAGAAAATTTGCCGAATCTTTGGAACTAACAAAAGAGTTAGAAAAAACTTATTTAAAAATTAGAAAATTTTTTCAAAAAGAAGGGTGGACACAAAAGGATATTGAAAAACCTCCGTATTATCCTGAAGAATTAATGTTTTATCACAGAAGCATCCAACCATTGGTTCGGGAAATAGACCAAACAATTAGAGATTATGGTTTTAATGTTGACGGAACCGAAGTTCATTATTATATTATGGATAAACTTCGTCACATAGATGACATAACCCCATTAAGAGAACCAGATGGCAATAACAAGTGAAATAATTAGCGGAACTACGATTTTAAATGAAGTTCAATCATCAAATATTGTAAGAACACAATACGATACATTAACAAAAAAAATGATTGCGGAGTTTAAAAACGGGGTAAGGTATGAATATAGTGATGTTCCACATCAAACTTACACTCAATTTAGAATGGCGGAATCACAAGGGAATTTTTTTAATAAAAACATTTCTAAAGCCCACACATATAAGAAACTATAATTAGAAAGTATTTATCTATATGGATACTTCAGATATTTTAAAAAGTTTTGAATCTCAAGATGAACTAAACCCAAAGATTTGGGAAAAGGATGGTAAGTCATATATGATGAGACCTGAAGTTAGAGAAAAACTTTTGGAAACAGCAAATATCTTCATCGACTTTTTAGGTGTTGATGTAATAATTACTGATATTATTATGATTGGGTCTTTAGTTAATTATAATTGGTCGAAATTTTCTGATATTGATTTACACATTGTTGTTAATTTTAATCAGTTTCCTGAAAACAGTAGAGATCTATACCTTGAATTTTTTGATTTGAAAAAAGTAATCTTTAATCAAAGACACAATATTAAAATGTTTGGGTATGATGTTGAATGTTTTGTTCAAAGAGAAGACGAGACAACTTTTAGTAGTGGTATTTATTCTATTCTTTATGATATGTGGATGAATGAACCTAAAAAAACAAGTAAAGAAACTCTTGATAAAGAACTAATAAAAGAAAAGGCTAAACAATGGATGAGAATTATTGATGGTGTTGTTGATAACATCGAAGATGAGGATCCCGAAGAAATTAAAAGTATTGTAAAAAAATACAAAGAAAAATTAAAAAACTTCAGAAACTGTGGTTTAGAAAAAAATGGTGAAATGTCGATAGAAAATTTGGTATTCAAATTACTAAGAAGAAACGGATATGTTGAAAAATTGTATGAATTACCGACTGAAATTATCGACAAAAAACTATCCATGAAACAATAAAAAAACATTAATTGAAATAATTATATTTATTGGTATATTTATTAAGAAAAAATAACTCACATTAAATAAATAAAATATGGCAGGATTTAGACCTATCGGAAGTGAGAAACTTCAAGGAATGGATAAAATTAGACGAATAATGGAAATTGCTCGTTATAATGAAAATATTCCACAAAACATTAATGAAACACAATCAAGCGAATATAAAATTGGTTTGGCCGATGGTAATACCTATGAAATCGTTAAAGAAAGACAAGGTTATATTGTTAAAAAAACACTTAACGAATCTGAAACGGAGTATATCGAGCCGATGAAACAAAGAAAATATTATTCTTCATATTCTCAGGCATTAAAAAGATTGAATTTGATGACAAAAGAAATCAACACTCTTTTTGAAAATGAGGAAGGAACTCCACTTTTAGGGGAGCAAAAAAAAAAGTTCATACTAAAAAGTAAGAAACCTAAAACTGAAGAACCTGCAGCCGCCGCGACTCCTGTACCAGCACCCGCACCTGAACCAGCACCCGCACCTGAACCAGCACCCGCACCTGAACCAGCCCCTATTCCTGATATAGAAGAACCACCAATGCCTGATATGGGAGGCGCTCCTATAGAAGAACCACCAATGCCTGATATGGGAGGTGAAGAACCGCCAATGCCGGATATGGGAGGTGAAGAAGAAATGCCACCAATGCCTGATATGGGAGGTGAAGAAGAAGTTGACATTGATGTTGAAAAAAAACCAAAAGAAAAGAAAATTTCGGATTTAAAAAGAATTCAAATTCTTACAGGAAAATTAGCTCAAAAAATTAGATCTTACGAAGAAGAAAAAGAATTAGATCCAAAAGATATTAAATACATTATTAACTCTATTTTATCGGCAATTGATGTTGATGTTTTAGATGAAGATGATATTGAACAAATTATCAATAAATTAGAAGGTGTTGAAGACGGAGAAGGTGGTAGTGAAGAAGATGAAGTGTCTTTTGAAGAAAAATCTGACGAAGAGGAAGTTGCTCCTGAACCACCACAAGAACCTGAAATGGCCGAAGGATATGATGGTTTTAGCCCCGCATTCAAAGACTATATGGGAGGTGCTTTGGCATCAGGTATGTCAAAAAAATTAAGACATGAAGAAGAAGATTTTGATATGGATGATGAATACCATAGAGAAAGAAGAAAAGGTAGAAAACACTATCCTAATGTTGATAGATTTGAACATGGAACTTTTAGTGAATCAACAGTAGATAAAGTATTATCAAAATATTTTATAAACGAAGAAACTCAAATTAACAGATACGAAGAATCTAAAACAAAAAAAACCAACTTAAATTACAATCAAAATAAACAAAATGTTATTAGATTGTCTGAATCATCAAATCAATTGGATGTGGCTTTAGAATATATTAAAGAAAATCCAAGAACAAAATTGATGGGTTTATCAACAAGAGGAAATTTAATTTTTAAAGAAGGTATTAACGAAACTAAAATTACTAAAAGTGGTGAGATCATATGAATCAATTGATTTATATTAACGGATTGGGACCTAACTATAAAGGTGATAATATTTATGAATTTATTTTTTCAGATACTTTAGAAGTGTTTGGTGAAAATTGGGAATCAAAACCTGCTAATGGTTATCCATCACCACCTGATTTAGAATACATTAAAAAGGTGGGAACATTAATTAACGAAGAGGTGAGTTTTGATTTGGTTCAAAATTCAGATGTGTTTTCTTTAATTGATTCTATGGATGGAGTTATTGCTATGGGTTGGGAGGTTGAGACCGACAATATTGATTTCTCTTTAGTGAAACGTTTAGTTTTTCATTTTGGGGAATCTGAAGAAGAAGTAAAAAACAAACTATATGAAAGAGATATAGTATTAGAGTTTGAAAAAAAAGTAGTTTATGAAAACTAAAAAAAATATTTTATTTTTAATTGAAAACGGTTTGTCTTCAAAAACAGTAAGTTCGTTGTCAGATAAACAATTTGGGTTATTGGTTGAAAAATTCAAAAAATATAAAAAAGAAGAATCAAAGGAGGAGTGGCAAAAAAATGTAAGCCAAGAAGTTACATACACCGCACCAGTTTCAGATGCCGCAAAAGGTTTGGAGGTCCCTCCCCCAACAGATCCTAAAAAAAGAACTATGGTTTCTATTAAGGGTGGTAATTTAAAAGTGACACAGGCAGAAAGTGAAATGACTGAAGATGCTGATGTTGACACTTTGTTAAACCCTGATGAATTTGGTGGTAATGAACCTGTGAATTATAAAAACCCTGAAGATTATGGAACCGATAATAGTGTTGATCCAGATGGGTCTTTAGATGGTATGCCACAAACGGAAGGTGAAATTAAAGAAAAATTCGAATCTAAAGCACAACAAGGTTTATTTTGGGCTCGTTGTAATAAATGTTCTTCTAAAAACTGTAAATGGTGTAAAATGGCAAAAGAGTTTTCAGACTCAACATCAGAAAAACAATACAAAAAAATGCCAGAGAAAAAACATCCTGAAAAAACTGTGAAATACAAAAAAAAGGAAACTAAAGAAAATTTACAAAAATTTTTAGAAGAAAAAATTTCCCAAATTGTAGATGAAAACATAGACGCAAAAATGTCAAAAAAAGATTTAATCGAAACATTAAAGAAAAAATCTAAGTCTATGATAATTCGTAGACCAAAGAAAATGACTATGTTTTCAGATGAAGCTCCTATGGAATTACCAATCGGAAAATTATATTCAATAGGGAAAACATCAAAATAATAATAAAAAACCCAAATTGATATTTATAATAAATGGGTTTATCTAAAGAACAAGTTTTAATTGAATATGCTAAGTGTATGAGTGATACTCCATACGCACTTAGAACGTATTTACAAACATACGATAATACGGTGTCTAAATACGTGCCGTTAGAATTGTTTCCTGATCAAGTTTCTCTTTTAAAAGATTATGAAGATTACGAAGAAAATATTGCATTAAAATATCGTCAGGCAGGTGTATCTACCGTGACAGCGGCTTGGGTTTCCAAAAGGTTGGTTTTCGCTAAAAAAACTCAACCTGAAAAAATTCTAATAATTGCCAACAAACTTGATACATCAATGGAGATGGCAAATAAGATTAGATCCTTTGTTGATCAATGGCCGAGTTGGGTTGGTGCTGGATTTGCGGCAGAAAAAAACTCACAAAGACATTACAAATTAACTAATGGATCTGAGGTTAAGGCGGTTGCAACATCAAAAGATGCACTTCGTGGATTTACCCCTACAATTCTTGTATTTGATGAGGCGGCGTTTATCGAGGCCGATAGTGATTTTTGGGCTGCTTGTATGGCGTCCTTATCCACAGGGGGTAAGGTAATTGTAGTTTCTACACCAAATGGATACGATCAAATTTATTATGAAATATACGATCAGTCATTAAAAGGAATGAATAACTTTAAAATCTCTGAAATGTATTGGTATAGAGATCCAAGATATGCGAAAGATCTTTATTTGGTCCCAACTGACGATCTTATTCATTATTTACTTAATATCGATGATTTTGACACCTCAAAGAATATATCTTTCGCACATGTAGACCCATATAGTAGAGATTATCAAGAATTACAACATTTCTTTAATCAAGGATACAAACCATGTTCATCTTGGTATGAAAAAATGGTTAAAAAACTTAAATATGATAAAAGAAAAATTAACCAAGAGTTAAATTGTGAATTTTTAGGTTCAGGTGACAACGTATTTGATAATAAACAATTAGAAGATATTAAAAATAATTTTTTACAAGACCCACCATCTAAATTAATGGGTAATTCTCTTTGGATCTGGAAAGAACCTGTTGAAGGTCATAAATACATTATGGGTGTCGATGTTTCTCGTGGTGATAGTGAAGACTTTTCGTCAATTCAAATTATAGATTTTGATGAAAGAGAACAAGTATTGGAATATGTTGGAAAAATACCACCTGACACTTTGGCGGAAGTTGCTTATAAGTGGGGGTTGATGTATAATGCGTTTGTTGTTGTCGATATAACTGGTGGTATGGGAATCACAACGGTTAGAAAAATGCAAGAACTTGGTTATAAAAGTTTATATGTTGATGGTGTTGATGCATTTAATCCGTGGGCAACAAACAAAGGATCGGTTGAAAAAATACCAGGATTAAACTTTAACAACAAAAGAGTTCAAATTATTGCGGCTTTTGAGGAGGCCGTTAGACACAAATTTAAATTAAAAAGTATTCGTTTATATAACGAAATGAATACTTTTGTATATATTAATGGAAGACCTGATCATCAAAAAGGACAACATGACGATTTGATTATGGGTATTTCAATGGCAATCTATATTGCCGAAGCATCTTTTTCTAAATTAGAGAAGGCGACCGAACAAGCAAAATCTATGATTGACTCTTGGGCGGTAGTTAATAACGAATCTGTAGGAAAAGAAGCTCACTTTAATCCAACAATCCCTAACGATAATATGTTAAGGGAAAGGGCAGGATTACAAAATAACGGTCCAACCAGAAATGATTATCAAACATATGGTTGGTTATTTGGAGGTTTAATGAGGTAAAAATGGGTTTAGATTTTAGAAAAAGGTCAGGAAGAATTGCAAATGGATCAAGATTAATTGTCGATGGTCAGCCAACCACTGGACAAAAAGTTTTTTCTCCAACATTCAAATATAAAGTTTCTGCACCAACAGATAATGAATTGTTTGAGCAAATCTTACCCTTTTTAACACAAACACCGACCCCAACCCCAACTCCATCTGTAACCCCAACAAATACACCGACTAATACACCTACACCAACACAAACCCCGACAAACACTCCTACACCAACTCCAACACCACCAATACCTTTACCACCTACAAACATCAGTATTCCTGTAGTTTCGGGAGTAAACTCTGTTGGGTCGGTTTTATTTACAACAAATGGGACATGGACTAATTCACCAACATCATATACGTATCAATGGTATAGTTTAAATTATTCAGGTGGAAGTCCTACTCTACTAACAGGGGCAACTAATTCTACTTATTTACTAACACAATCTGAAGCAAACACTTACGTTTATTGTGAAGTAACGGCAATAAATCTATATGGTAGTGGTGTTGCTAGCAGTAGTAATAGTTCCAATTATATTTATGATAATGATTACTATGCGATTTACACAGGATACACAATTGGACCTCCTTCGGTAGGGCAAAGTATTTTACAAAATCAACTAATGTTAGGTGTTAAATCATCGGGTGCGTGGGTTAAATTAGATTATTTTATAGTTTGTGCAACAGACGGAGATGAGTTTTATGCCTTAACCGATTGGAAAACTAACACCAGAAATTCGGTCGCTTACAGTGGATATACATTTATTCCGAACCAAGGATTCTCTTTAGATGGTGTGAGTGGTTATATTGATACTCAATTTAATCCATTTACAAGTGGAGTCAATTATCAAACTTTACAATCATCAAGATATTTTATGCCATATTCGGTAACGTCAGGAGTTTTTGATGGTGTATTGACAATACCGAATTCATTTATAAACAGTATTCAATTAGGAAACGTTGTTACTCAACGAATTAATCAAGGTCCGTTCGATTTAAATACATCGTTTAATTATTTAAATGACCCAAGTGGGCCAAAGAACATTCCATCAGTTAAATCAATCCAAAGAATTGGTAATACATCTCTTAGACTTTCTAATGGAACATCAATTACCGCCAGATTGGCATCTGTGACATCCGTTCAGAACGGCAATCAGTTGATTGGAAGATCAGGAATAGATTTTGGAAATCATATTGTTGCAGGATATGCTATGGGTGGTAATTTGGTTAGTCAAAATACCGCATTTGTGACTGCATGGGATACTTATATAAACGCAATATAGGTTTATGAATATATCATAAAACACAAAAAACTATTGAAATATTTATATCTATAGTTAAATTATTAATATGGAAAATAATAATCAAAATCTGACGGTTTGGCAAAGGTTATCCAAGACATTTGGACCCGATTCAACATTAGGTCAAGGACAACCAGATTACAAGTTAGATAAAAAAGAACTTTTAAAAACTCAAGACAAAGCCGAATACGAAAGAGCCAAGTTACAAAATCAACAATCGTTATATCTTAGCACCAATTGGGCTAAAGTTGAGAATAATCTATATACACAGGCGGTTTATTATGAACCAACAAGATTAGCCGCGTTTTATGATTATGAATCTATGGAATATACTCCTGAGATCTCAACAGCTTTGGACATCTACGCTGAGGAATCAACAACTCCTGATGCCAATGGTTATATATTACAGGTTTATTCAGAATCAAAAAGAATTAAAAGTATATTAGTTGATTTATTTGTTAATGTATTAGATATTAACACCAACTTACCAATGTGGATTAGAAATATGTGTAAGTATGGTGATAATTTTGTTTATTTAAAATTAGACCACGAAAAAGGAGTTACTGGTTGTTTACAACTACCAAATATTGAAATCGAAAGACTTGAAAGGGGTGTTGACTCTCGAACTTATAGTGCAACAATTAACATCAATAGAAAGGCTTTAAAGTTTGCATGGAAAGCAAGAGACGCTGAATTCAACACTTGGGAGGTTGCACACTTTAGATTATTAGGTGACGATAGAAAACTTCCTTATGGAACATCAATGTTAGAAAAAGCTCGTCGTATTTGGAAACAATTAGTATTAGCAGAAGATGCGATGTTAATTTATAGAACATCAAGAGCCCCTGAAAGAAGGGTATTTAAAGTATTTGTTGGGAACATGGACGATAAAGATGTTGAAGCTTACGTTCAAAGAGTTGCCAACAAATTCAAAAGAGATCAAGTTGTTGATAGAAAAACAGGAAATGTGGATTTAAGATTTAATCAAATGGCCGTGGATCAAGATTACTTTATTCCTGTTCGTGATGCAACACAGGGGAATCCTATCGATACTTTACCTGGTGGAACAAATTTATCTGAAATTGCAGATATTGAATATATCCAAAAGAAACTTGTTACAGCATTAAGAATCCCTAAAGCGTATTTAGGATTTGAAGAACCTGTGGGTGATGGTAAAAACTTATCATTATTGGATATTCGTTTTGCAAGAACAATTAATAGAATTCAAAAATCAGCATTAGCTGAGTTAAATAAAATTGCAATTATTCACTTATTTTTGATGGGGTTTGAAGACGAGTTGTCAAACTTTACTTTACAACTTACAAACCCTTCTAAACAAGCAGATCTTTTAATGATTGATGTTTGGAAAGAAAAAGTGACTCTGTATAAAGATATGGTTGGTGAAATTGCCAAATCAATCCAACCAACGTCTGCAACATGGGCTAAAAAACACATTTTTGGTTTCTCAGATGATGAAATTAAATTAGAACTTCAACAAATTAGAATGGAAAGAGCAGTTTCTGCTGAGTTAGATAATACCGCAACAATTATTACAAGCACAGGAATATTTAACACCGTAGATAAGTTATATAAACCTGTTACAGGATCTACCGCAGGTGCGGGGGCACCACCGGCAGAAGGAGGAGCACCGGCAGAAGGAGGAGCACCGCCTCCACCTCCAGGACCTGAAGCGGGTGGAGCACCACCAATTCCTGAATCTTCAGATAGAAAAGAAAAAAATAAATTAATATTAGAATCATTAAATGATGATTTTGACGAAGATGAATTTTTGGACTTTCAAAAAGTTAATGGATCTTTAGGGTTAATGGAAGATGAGTTAAATAAACTTCTTGGTGACTAATATTTATAGATATGAGTAAATTAGAAAAATTACCAGAAAAAAATTTTAAATTCATTCTAAAACGAATGTATGACGATATTGATCGATTTGGTCGAAATGGAGATTTAATTTCGCATGCTAATCAAAAAATAATAAAAGATATTTTTGATGATATTGGTATATCAATCGATCAAGATGATTTAGGATTTATTTTGGCATTATACAAGTTAAACCCTAATTTTGCCACTGAAAAAATAAAAATTCCCGAACTTCACACATATGAAGTAATAACTAAAAGATACGCTAACGTTAGTATTAGAGAATATTGGAAAAATGAAGTTAATAGTTATTTTGAAGACGAAGATGATGTTAATGATTTTATTTCTTGGTTTGGTGATGATTGGTGGGAAGGTGAAATGATTGATAGAGAAGATTATGATGAAGAAACAACAGATACCGATATTGTTGAAATAAATAAATTAACTTGATATTTATTATAAAACAAAAAAAATGAAAGTCGGAGAATTAAAATCAAAAATAGAAAATCAACTAGTTGAGTCATACAAAAAAAATTCATTTAAAGAAAATATTTTTATTTTTGAGGAATTGGTTTTGAAAAATAAAAACATTGCAAAACTTTTTTTCTTATATGATGAGTTATCAAATAAAAAAGGACTTTCAGAAAATGTTGCAAACGAATTCATAAATGAGTCAATTGTGGCTTACGAAAATTTGATCAACAAAGTTAACCCACTACACTTAAGAGAATTAAATGCTTGGGCTGGTCATCAGAAATGTGAAAATAATTATGAAAAAATTGATAATTTATTTTCCACAAGTGTCTTGACTCTTGAAAACAAAATTAAAAGTAAAAAAATGATTTTAGAGGGATTAACTCAAAAAGAAAATAAAACTGATGAGGTGATAAAAGTTCCATTAAAATCTATGGTTTCTGTGGCAAACAAAACAATATCTAAATTTATTTCTTCTCTAACAGAATCTGAAAGAAAAGAATTAAAAGTAATTTTAAATACCCCAAAAGAAACTTTGGTTGAGAACTATAACTCTCAAAAAGAAGAAGTTATTTCAAAATTAGAAGATCAAAAAAATAACGAAACCGATTCTGAAACAATCTCAACCATAAATCAAGTGTTAACAAGATTGCAAACAGAATCATTTTCAGAACTGAATTACTATAAGTTAAAACAACTTAACGAAGGACTTTAATTCTTTTTGGATTTTACTTTTTGAATATAAACAGCCTTTTTGTTTTCTTCTCTTTTTATTACTGAAGGTTTAACAAATTCTTTTCGCTGAAACAAAACACTATTTTGTTTTGTTTTAATAACTTTTCCTTTAAGGTCTTTTAACGCCTTTTCAATATTACCTTTTTTTACTTCTACAATTAACATAAGTTTTTTTAGTTTGTTGATATAAATATAATAATTTATTACAATTGTTTAAAAATAAACATTTCGAGTATGAAAAAAATCTATGAAAAAAGGAAAAACTATCAAATTAAGTGGTTACAGAACGTTCAAATCACACTATGGAACAATTGATTCCACTAATCTAAAATCAATTTTTATAAACATTCAAAGTTGGGTTGAACCAAAAGAAGAAGTTGAAAATTGGAATCGAGTTGTTTTAAATATGACAAGATCAATAAAACACACAATTTTAGAAAACATAAACAAAGAAGTTTTTGACACAAAATTTATCGTAGATTTAGACTTAAGAACAAGTGGAATACAACTTCAAAAAAAATCCTTTATGAATTTAGAAATAAATTTATTCGTTTTAGAACCGATGGATTTTAAATCACCAAAATTAAAAAAATACGTAAAGTCCCTAATTAAAGAAGTATATGGTGACGTAATGAATAAAAACAAATACTTCAAATTCTACCTTACAAAAAAAGGAAATATCAAACCCGTCAAAAAAGAAATCGAAACTAATTAATATTTATAAAGAAAACATTAAATGGACAATTTAAAAATATTAGGACCAAGAGATTCAGGTCGTGGAATTCTTGTTGAGTATGATGCGGGTTATATCGATCCGAATGAAAGAAGAAACTTATCTATGATAAGGGAGAATCGTGATATGTTAGATCATTCAAAACCTTTTGAGTTTTATGCCGTATTACAAAAATATAACACCCCAAATAGAAACGGAAGAATCTATCCTGAAAAGATTTTAAAAAGAGAAGCCGAGAATTATAAAAAAATGATTCAAAAAGGAACCGCCCTTTCAGAACTAAACCACCCTGAGTCTTCTCTAATAGACTTAGATAGAGTATCACACGCCATTACTGATATATGGTGGGAAGGTCCCGTATTATTGGGTAAATTAAAATTACTTACAAGTCCAGGTTTTCACGAAAGAGGTATTGTATCAACAAAAGGAGATTTAGCGGCTAACTATCTTCGTCAGGGAGTTACTTTGGGTATTTCTTCTCGTGGAGTTGGGTCTCTTAAAAAAGTTGGTGAACAAAACGAAGTTCAGGATGATTTTGAATTAATTTGTTTTGACCTTGTGTCATCTCCATCTACACCAGGAGCTTATTTGTTTAGTGAACCTGATCAAAGATTTCAGTTTGAAGAAAATCTTGAGGAGGAGAAAAAAATAAATGCTGAACGACATGTTGGTGAATCTGGTTATAAATCACTTGACTTAATGAAAAGATTATCCGATTATTTGGATAAATAACAAAATTATGGATGAGAAGTATTTTATAGCAAGAATCACAACTGATATGGTTGATGAGAACACAGGAAAAGTGAAAAAAATGAAAGAAGAGAAATTGGTAAAAGGTTATTCACCTACCGATGTTGAGGCGAAAGTAACAAAAGTTTACGAAAATTATTCTATGGATTGGAGAATTACGGCAATTGTTGAATCTAAAATCGATGAGGTAATCGAAGGATAAAACTTCTAAGAATAAAATTTTAAAAGGGGAAAGACAATAGTTTTTCCCTTTTTTTTGTGCCATAATATCTAAAAAATGAATTTTTTTTATTTGTTGTGATATTTATTAGAAAAATATTTTATAAAAAGTATGGCAAATAACAAAAATGTAGTAGAAGATGCTCTTTTTCAAATTAGAAATTTGGAAGAAACTCTACAAGAAAATGCAAAAGGAATACTTCAGTCTACAATGACAGAAGAAATCAGACAATTAGTAAAAGAATCTCTGAAAGAACAAGAAGATGAGGTTGAGAATGATGAAGTCGATGTTGACGATCAAGACATGATGGCGGATGATCAAATGGCTATGGATGATGATGATGACGCAGCAGTGGCTGATGATGATTTCGCAGATGATGATTTTTCTGATGAAGATGATTCTGACGATGACGAAACAATCGACATGACAGGTGCTTCAGATGCAGAAGTTTTAAAGGTATTTAAAGCTATGGGTGATGATGATGGAATTATCGTTAAAAAAGAGGGAGGAAATATCCACCTTCAAGATGGTGATGACGAATACATGATCCAATTAGGTGAATCTGAAGAACAATACGAAAATATGTATGAAGTCGAAATGGACGAAGAAAATGAATTCGTTGGTTTAGAAGATGAAATTTCTGAATTCAATTGGGGTGGTGCCGCAATGGGTGCTATCAAAGGTGGTTTTGGTCTTGACGAAGAAGAAACTATCTACGAAATTGAAATGGATAACATGATGGGAATGGGATCTAAAAAAGATAATTTTTATGAAGAATTTGATTCTATGGAAGAAGGTATGGACATGTATACTGATTCTATGGAAGAAGGTATGGACATGTATACTGATTCTATGGAAGAAGGTATGGACATGTATACTGATTCTTTAGAAGAAGACCTTTATGAGTCAATTAAAAAATCAAGGAAACCAAAAGGTGTTGGAATGGGTAAAGGTCCTAGATTTAGTTACGATAAAAAACCTAACATGGGTGGAGGTTTCAATGAAAAAAGAAAAGAAGCTTTTGGAAAAGGAACTAAAGCAATGGGAACTGGTAAAGCCAAATTTGAATACAAAGAAGGTGAAAACATGAAAGGAGATATGACTAAAGTTAAGAAAGCTGAAACAAAAGAAGCTTCAAGAACTTTGGGTAATGGATCTAAAGATGGAAGTAGAGGTCTAAGAAAGGCGAGAACAAACAATAGAAATATGAGTTTTAACCCTTTCAAACTTCACGAAACTGAATCTAATGGAGAAATAAACTTATTAAGAGAAAAAAATGAAGAATACAGAAAAGCTCTTGATGTGTTTAGAACAAAATTAAATGAGGTTGCAGTTTTCAATTCCAATTTAGCATACGCTACTCGTTTATTCACTGAACATTCGACAACAAAACAAGAAAAAATAAATATTCTTAAAAGATTTGATAATGTTGAGTCTTTGAAAGAATCAAAAAATCTATACAGAACAATTAAAAGTGAATTGAATTCAGGTTCTGCATCAGAAACTAAACTTAATGAATCAATTGAAAGAACTGTAAATAGAACTGTTGAAACAGGTTCATCAGTTAATTTAATTGAATCAAAAACTTATGAAAATCCTCAATTCTTAAGAATGAAAGATTTGATGGGTAAAATAAAATAAACAATAAACATAAATAATAAAAACCAAAAAAAATGGGAGCATTATTAGAATCAGGTCTTGTTGGTAACATCGGTTTGAAACACCTTAAAGTTATCAAAGAAGACACAATTAACAAATGGGACAAATTAGGCTTTTTAGATGGTCTAAGAGGTCACTTAAAAGAAAACGTAGCACAGTTATATGAAAACCAAGCTTCTTTCTTGATTAACGAAGCAACTGCTGATGGAACTTCTAACGGAGCATTCGAAACAGTTGTTTTTCCAATCGTAAGAAGAGTTTTCTCTAAATTGTTGGCTAACGACATCGTATCAGTGCAAGCTATGAACTTACCAATCGGTAAATTGTTCTACTTTGTGCCAAGAATCCAAGGTTATTCAAACGCAGGATCAATTGCAGATTTCCCGAATAACCCAACAGGTGGTGATCATTACGCACCTGTAGGTTCACCAAATAACCCAAATGGAGATCCTAATCAAGGTTATCCAGGGGCACCGGCACCTAACTATCCTTATACAAAAGATCTTTACGATTTATTCTATGAAGGAAATGAAGCAAGTTTAGATCCTCCAGGATTATTTGACTACTCTAAAGGTAGATGGACTGCTGTTACTGCAACTGCAACAACACAAGTATGGTCTGCAGGAACTTTAGTTGATGCTAATGTTCCAGCAGGTAACACAAGAAAAGTTATTATCAAACTTTGTGGTTTCGCTAACGCAGGCGCTGGTAAACTTATTGGTCCTGATGGTAATGAAATGGATACTGAATCTTTCCTTTCAGATCTTAAAATCTACGGTGGTGCTGGTTTATCGGCATCTACAACACCATGTGACGTTATTAAAAACGCAAATAATCAATACTTACCATTGTTATTTAGAGTTGTAACTCAAATATATGGTAAAGGTATCGTTCAATACGGTTCAAACGCTTCAACTACTTTCGGTAGCACATTCCCTGCAAATGGAACAAACACTGGTAACGGTGGTAACTACAATGACATTTGTGATGAGAATGGATGTATCTACTTAGAGGTTGATTTATCTTGTCCTGTATGTGCTGACTGTAACTCAACATCTTTAGATGGTTACACAGGAACAACTGTTTTCACAGGAATTTCTACAACTTCATTCACCGCATGGTATAGAAGATATGCTAACCTTGAGTTTGAAGATCAAATTGGTGAGGTTTCTTTCGATTTAGAATCTGTAACAGTTTCTGTAACTGAAAGAAAACTAAGAGCACAATGGTCTCCTGAATTAGCTCAAGACGTTGCGGCATTCCACAACATCGATGCTGAAGCTGAATTGACAGCAT